CAGAGACAACGCGCTTCAGCATCAACCTGGGCGCGTCTGTTCCAAAAGGCGAACACACCAAGATTCCCGTGCTGACCCAAGCCCTCAACGATGAGTGGCTGAACAGCAACGCAGATCAGGTGTTCTCCTCGGCTCTTACGTGGTCGCTCGTCTACAACACCACCTACATCAAACTGGTGGTGAACAACGGCATCCATCCGTACATGGTAGACCCCTCCTCTATCGGCGTGCTGCGGGAAGACATCCCGTACACCGACCGGCAAGAGGCGCTGGTTCATACCTACTACATCACGCGCTCTGACCTCATGGCGCGGCTGTACTCGCATCCCAAGCGCGAGCAGATTCTCACTCGAGTCATTGGCGCGAAGAACAAGACGCAGTCGGATGTGCCGGAAGGCGTTGACCGCATCGTCATGTCGCAGACCAATCCGACCATCTACGGTACGGTGAACCTCGACCTGTACGGCATGAACCGCTACAAGGCCAATGTCTCGGAAGAGACCATCGAGATGAAAGAGCTATGGCTCTGGAACGATGAGACGGCTGACTACCAGGTGGTCACGGTTGCCAACCCGGATGTCGTCATCTATGACCGCGAGGGCAAGCACGTTTTCCTGCGAGGCGAACTGCCCTTCGTTCAGATTTGCCCGAACCCGCTCTACGATTACTACTGGGGTGCGTCTGAAGTTCAACGCATGATCTTCCTCCAGCAGATGCGTAACCGGCGCATGACAGAGATTCTTGATCTTCTGTCCAAGCAGGTGAACCCTCCTACTGCCCTGACTGGCTTCACAGGCATTCTCGATGAGAAGAATTTTGCTCTCAATCGTGCGGGTGGCTTGCTATCGACAGATATGCCAAACGCCAAAGCAGAGCGTCTCGCGCCTCAGATGCCGCCCGATCTTTATGAGTCCCTGCGTGAGATCGACGCGATGTTTGAAGAAGTCTCAGGCATAGGCAACGTCCTGCAAGGCAAAGGCGAAGCAGGCGTTCGTTCTGCTGGTCATGCCAGTCAACTGGCTCGCCTCGGCTCCAGTCGCGCCAAGAAACGCGCTCTCATCGTCGAAGACTCGCTCGAAAAGGTCGCAACCCTGTATCTGAAGCTGATGCAGGCGTATGACGATACGCATTTCACCAGTACAGACGGTACGCGCTTCATTGCAGAGCAATTTACCAAGGATTTCACCGTCAAGGTCGATGCTCACAGCAATTCGCCCATCTTTACGGAAGATTTGAGAAGTTTGGCGTTCAATTTGTTCAAAGCAGGGGCAATTGATAAAGAATCGCTCCTTGATTTGCTTGAACCGCCAATGAAACAGGAATTGAAGGACAGATTGAAGCGAATGGAGGCAAAGCAGGCGGCACAGCCCCAGCAACAGCCTCCCAAGCAGGGCAAGCCGGAATTGAAAGCGGTTGGAGGTGAATGATGGCAACGGCAAATGTTCAGCCAAAGGCAGATCAGCCTCGTGTCACCACGAAAGACTTGACAAAGCCGGAAGCATCAATCCAATATCGCGTGCAGGGAATCAAACCGGTTGCGAGACAGCCTCAGCGCACGCAATCGCGTAACAGTGCCAGGGGATATTGATCTTGGAGATTGGCATGTACAAGAAGATGATGAAGAAGGGTCGCAAGACCCGCCGGTAATTCCTCCGCAAGGGGAAAAGGGTGTGGCTGCTTCCCCGTGAAGTAAGTGGCCCAGGCTCAATGGAGAAATACCATGGCTCGTCGTCACCGCAAGGGTCGCAAGTAATATTGCGAATGCTGCTGGGAGGCCAGCATCTAAAAAAGCCTCCCACCAATTTTAGAGATCGAACATGAGCGTACCGTCAGATCAACTGATGAAGATGATTCAGGGCCAGCAGAAGCCCGGTGTTGCAACGCCCCCGCCTGCTGCTGAACCCGGCACGGCAATCTCGGATGCCAGCACGCCTCCCATGGGCGCCCCCATGTCTACTCCCGAACCCAAGATGGGAACGCGAGAAGCGGCGATGATCAACATCTCGATGGCGATGGACTTGCTCGAGCAAGCCTTGCCTGCGCTCGGTTCTGAGTCTGCTGAAGGGCAGAAGGCGCTGGGCGCTCTTCGCATGATGTCCGGTCTCCTCGGTGGCAAGAAAGAAAAGACCGGCGAGTTGCAGCAAGCCGAAATCATGCAGATGCTTCAGAATTTGCCGCAGGCGGGTGGCGCTTCGCCAGAGGCAAAAGCAATGGCTGGTGCGCCAATGATTCCCGGTATGGCCCCGCCCGGTGGCGGTAGCCCAATGCCTCAACCAATGCAAGGAGCATAAAGATGGATCTGTTCAAGCCCCGTGGTGCCTCGTCGCCCCGCAACCCGACCACTGACCAGCAAGAGAACGGTCAGATCGTCAACACTCCGCGTTACGCCCACCTGGGTGGTCTGTCCTCGGCAAACAAGGTCAGCAAGAACAAGATGACCCTCGAGCGCCCGGTTGGCAGCAAGACCAGCCGTAAGGTCATCTGAATTTATTGGGGATAGTTATGAGCCTTGAAGACATCAGTTTTGAACAACGGGATGAACTGGCACTGCTAATGCAGCAGTTGTCGAACAATCCTGAGACTCGCAAAGACCTTTTGCGCCTTGCAAAGAAGGTTCGTCCTGATCTGCCCGTACCTGAGTTGGAAATTGAGAATCACACCAACTCGATGGTCGAAAAAGCAGAGAAGCGCGTTCAGGCGCTTGAAACCAAACTGCGCGAGAAGGAAGCGTTGGAAGAACTGAAGGCTCGGCGCAATTCGCTCAAGTCCAAGGGTCTTGTTCAGACTGACGAAGACATCCAAGCCGTTGAGAAGATCATGCTCGAGAAGGGCGTGACCAACCATGAGACGGCTGCTGAGTACTGGGATTGGATGAAGCAGTCGGCGGCACCTACGCCTACCAGCTACAACCCCAACCCCATCAACAAGTTTGACCTGTCGCAATACTGGAAGAATCCTCAGGGTGCGGCACGCAATGAAGCAGCAAAAGCCTTGGCTGATCTGAGAAAGAACTCTCGGTCACCTGGGTTCTGAAGCAGTAGTAGGGGATACTTTTAATCGGAGATGAACCATGCCTATCGGCGGCGGTATTCTTCCGGCTTCCGGGTCTTCGCAATACACCGAACTGACTTACGTCACTCGGCGTGCGTTCATCCCCAAGCTGGTTGTTCAGCTTTACAACAGCACTCCTCTGCTCGCAGCACTGATCGCCAACAGCCAATCAGCATCTGGCGGTGTGTCGCAGGTCACTGTTCCTGTGCAGGGCGCTCAGTTTGTCAACGCTCAGTGGTCTGATTACTCGGGTTCGTTCGCGCAGCCTGCTGTTCAGCAAGGCGCGTACAACGCTGAGTACAACCTCAAGTTGATGATTGCCCCGGTGCCGTTCCTCGGCATGGAAGGCGCAGTCCAGCAAGATCACGCGGTCATCCCGCTGATCGAGGCGCGGATGAATGACGCGACCAACGTGATGATTGATGCGATGGCTACGGCCCTCTACAACAACACCACTAACTCGCAACAGTTCATTGGCCTGCCTGCTGCGGTGTCCAACGCGAACCCTGCTGCCGGGAACTACGGCAACATCGACCGTTCGACCTACACTTGGTGGCAATCGACGCAGTACGCTGCTGGCTCGGTCAACCCGACCCGGCAAAACGTGCTTCAGTACATCTCGGGTACGGTCAAGCGCGGCGCTGAGGTTCCGACCTTTGGCGTGTGCGGCTTCGGCACCTGGACGCTGCTGGCGCAAGACTTCGTCGGTCAAGAGCAGTACGTCATCACCCCCGGTCACGGCTTCGACGGCGATGCCAATGGCCCACAGGCTGCGTTCCGCGCCCTGATGGTTGCTGGCGTACCGATCTACCCCGATCCCTACTGCCCTGAAGGTACTCTGTATCTTCTGAACACCAACTACCTGAACCTGTACATCCACGATCAGGGTTCGTTTGTGTTCACCGGCTTTGAATCGACCCTCCCGAACTGGCAGATTGGTTACGTCGGTGCGGTGCTTATGATTGCTGAGATGGTCAGCACGAAGCCCAAGTCGATGACCAAGGTCACGGGCTACAATTCACTGAGCCTGTAAGGAGAGACCGCAATGGCACTCGCACTCAACAAGATCCTGGTATCGGGCCTTGCCACCAACACGGCAGCGGCTTATCTCCAGACCACTACGGTTACTGCCGCTACCACGCCCGGTACGGTTGTTCCTGCTGGCCTGTATGTGTTGCTTCCGACCGCGAACGTGAGCGTCACCGTGAACAACGGTACGTCGCTGACCACGTGGATCGCGAACAACACTGGTGGCCTGATCATCTCTGATGGTCAGAACGTCAACCTGCTGGCCTCCAGCGGCAACATCACAACCACGCTGTTGACTGTTGACGGTGGTCAAGCCGTGAGCGGAACCTTCAATAACGTCTAAGGGGTTCCGACATGGCGCACTCTGATTCCGTTGCTCAAAATACAAGCATCCAGTTTGGCAATTACCTCATTGCCAGCGCAAGCGGTGTGTCTTTGGCTGCAACGGGCAATGCTGTAGCGGCGCTTCCAATTTTTGGTGGCGGTCTCACCGCTGGTTCGTCCACCGGAACGTCAGGCTCTGTGATCGTTCGTCGCGTTACTCTTCAAAACGCTTCTGCCAATGTTTCGACTGGCAACGTGACGATCTACACCAGCAATGATGGCAACACCAGCAATGCCGTGACCACCTCAGCGGGAACAACGCTGTCTTCGCTGACTGGCAACGCAAACTTTCAAGACCTGACCATCATCTCGCCGTACACCACCACAGAAGTGAATGGGTTCAATACCCAAGCATTTTATGTGCGCGTTGTTACTGCGGTTGCTGGAACGGTTGA